CCTTTCTACGATTCCAGCAGCCAAACGGGCAGGCAAACTCATACCCACAAACTGGAAACGTAAATCTGCCATTGTTCGTAAGGCTGCCGGGTTACAAAACCGCCATGATGCAGCAAGACATTCTTTCGCCTCATACTCTCTTGCGATAGATCCTGATGTCCACAAACTGAAGGAAAATCTCGGACACACGAAGAACTCTGATGTTCTCTTCAAACATTACCGCGCGGCTGTCACGAAACAAGATGCAGAACGCTACTGGAAAATAAATCCTCTTGCCCCGATAGGAGCTAATATTTAATCATTACTGGAAAGGCAATATTTGTGGGCCGTACTTCATCAGCCGCGCCGTAAATGGAATTAGATTTGGAAGCATCAAAAGAGAGCGGGACAGCATATCCATTGTCTTTCCGACAACTCCATACGCCATTTGCTCCGTTTCCAGTCCTAAATGCGCCTTGGTATCCGCCCGAAAGGGCTCCTGCTTCAAAAGTGTATGATCCCGTCGTACCTTTAATGTTCGGCAGCCCCTGTTGTTGAAGAGAACCAAGAAGTCTTCCTGAATCAATTCCCGCGCCGTCATCAAGACCACGAATAAAACAACCGCGGCAATCCGGCAAATTGAATGTGGTGCTTCCATCTCCACAGGAAGTACCAATGACCGAAAAAAGTACTCCATAAATTACTCTACTTACTGCCTGACCTTGACAGAATATCCATCCAACAGGAGCAACAGGACCAGCGTAATAAGAAAGGCTGCCTGTCGGTACCCCATCAGTTCCGCCCCAACCTGTCCATGTACCCGAATACATACCGCCGCGCCACATTCTGCCATCGTAGCTGGTAAACATGGCCTGAACAAGGGTTCCCCTTAATTTCTGAATTTCCAGAATTCCAGTTTCGGCAGGTAAATTCTGATTCCCATGAGACATCACATGAATCAAACGGGACAGTTCCGGCATCTTTTCAATGATACTGGGAATAGTCATGGATGATTCATGCAAGTCGCTCTTTGCATAGTTATTCAATTCTTCAAGCCCCGTGAAAAACCTCCACCCGCAAAACTGGTCTGCTGAACCATTTAAATGACCGATGAAATTCGGAGCTTCCAAATTCCCGGTCATCTTATCCCCTGTTTTAGAGACAAATCCTGCCTTTGCTTCTTCAATGGCCTTGGAAATATTCTCCGTCTCTTTACCCAATCCTTCGATATTTATTCTTATCGTTTCAATATCAAGCTTATCTTCTAGATCCGCCATATCTTGTAATGTAGCACGGGCATTAGGATCAAAAGCCTGAAATATGACCGGTGCATTGCCGATGACAATAGAGACGGTCAACACCTCTTCCATAACGGTATTGCTTCCGGCATCCGGGAAATAATCAGCCAATTCACCAGCATTGGCATAGGCAAACAGCACGGGCTCTCCGCCATTCTGAAACGGTTTGACGAAAACTCCAATTTCACGCAAGTAAAAATTTCCTGTGACGCCAGATGCGACAAATGTCCCACGAACCGTTACTACGCCATCCACATGGTCAGTTTTTGAAATACTCACCCGGGAAAGAGGCCCAACCAATGAAGTCAGATCTTCCGGCGCGGCCGGAGGCTGCCCATTACCTATTTCAATGTGTGAAAATTCAATGCTGGAACCAGCAGACATGGCGGCAGCGAAATGAGACCGTCCCGCACGTGTTATTGTGACGTTGGAGAATTTAGCCATAATTAAATGTTATCATCAAACTTAAATTAAGGAACGGGCAACGCTGAAGGCGTCGTCGCAGCGGTTCAGCCAGCCCTTCCCGAAGGTTGGAAACTGCTTGCACAAACGGTAAAACGCCTGACGCTTCTCCTGTAACCCAACCAAAAACACCGCTTCACCCGTGGCGGCCAGCTGGTCCTGTAGTTCCTGCCGGGTCTTGGGGCCAACAATTCCGTCCACCACAAGCCCGGCTCCGTGGATGTTCAGCGCGCGCTGCAAAATCTTCCCGGTATTCCTGCTCCCGGAATTAAAATAATGATCCCGCAGGATGAATTCAACGCCAGGAAAAGCGTCGGAACCCAGCCAGGAACGCACGGCGGCGGTATTATCCAGGACATACTGGAGACATCCTTCCCAGGCCTCTTCACGTCTTCCGGCATCCAGCAGGGCCTTCAATCTGTTAAACACGGCCGGTTCAATGCCGTCGCAAATGCCGCAAATCTCCCACTTGCCTCCCTTGTCGGCGGCGGGAAGGCGGGAAACGCGCAGGGAATCCGGCCCGGTGACGCGGCTGTCTTCAAACCGGAGGATAGCCGCGGCCATCTTTCTTTCTGTAGGATTCATATTGTAAACTATTGATTATTAACTAAAGTGAACTTGTAAGAAAAACTTTACAGTTGGAATTAATCTCGCTGTTTAAGCTGTTGCTGGTGGTAATTCTCCAAATGCTGGAGACGGGTATCCATCGTCCGCAGGATCTCCGCCGTATGGGCCGCATTGGTAGCCTGTTCTTTCACCACCTCGCGGAAATCCAGGTAGATGAACACGGCTATCACAAAACCGCCGAAAGTGACGATCTCACGCGTATAATCGCGGATCACTCCCAGATATTCCTTGAGGGGTTTGCACATGGTCTTATTTCTTGGAAGGTACGATCTGAACAACGGGAGGAACGTCCGTAACAGGCTGGGCCTGGGAATAGGAAATATGCCCCTGCTCAATGACGAGGCAGGAGCCGTCTTTGCATACCTCGGCGCGGCTCGGCGTCACGTCCACGGAATGACCGCAGCCGGGTTGTGTCAGAATCCCCGCGGCAACCAGGGCCCCAATCACAGCTCCGGCGATGACTTTTGCCCAACTCTCTTTGATACCCCAACCGGTCAGGAGACCAGTCAGCCAACTCACTTTTTCTTTATTCGTGCTCATATTATTTAGTAGTGAAATGCTTGAAAAACTCCACGGCGGCGGGATCGGTAATGACGAACTCCGGGTAATCACGGGAAGTGAACACCCTGCGCCCGCCCTGCGGATTGACGGCCTCAACGGTCAGTTCCACGGCAAAAACGTATTCGCTACGATCATTCGCTACATCATACGTCATAGTAATACCTAACCGCGCCCACACCTGCACCGCCTGCCACGGTTCCGCCAGTTCAACCAGAGCGGACACTACCGCCTGCATGGCCAGGGCCTGATCCGCTGGAATTTCGTCCTGCGTATAGCGGTCTATGCGGGTGTACCCTTCCGCGTCCTGATAGACAGCTGTCAGAGTGAATTCCTGCCATGTTCCAGGCTTCGGAAACTGAATTTGTATTTCTGCGTCGTTCATCATTAGAGAGGTATGTTAATGTCCACAAAATCCGCCGTTTCTTCGGATTCAATATCGTTTCTTGCCAATGCTTCCAGCGCGTAATAAACGGGATTGATGTTGCCGGGCTGGTAGAGGGTGCGCACCGCAGACCCCACCTGCATGTACACATCCCCGCTCGCGTTCCCCGGCAAATCAGTAACTATCGAACTAATCCCTACGCCCGTTTCAAAGGCATTAACGCCGCGCACCGCCGCAATTTTATGCAGCTGCACCGTCTGCCCTCCGCCCGTCAGCAAATAGAGGCTGCCGTACGAAATATATTCGCTCTCGAATTTGTACTGGGTTCGTTGATGATAGATAATTTTATTAACGATTGAAGGTATAGGCTCGTTATGGGAGGCCGGAATAAAGCTGGTTGTGGTTTTCACTTTCCAGCCATCTGCGGCTGTCAGCGCGTAAATCTCACGCACTCGCACCGTATAGCCGTTGCGCTGTGTGTCTCTGATATTATCAAAGGTAATGTCCAGAATTTCGCCGCTGTTGTGGGCCAGATTGTTACCGGGGATGACGCTGTAAGAATCCAGCGTTAAATCAGATCTTGTCGTTTTGCTGCCTCGTCCGATGCCTATGGTAATTTTGCCTGCGCCGAGTATGCGCCACGGAATGGAGAATCCCGCAAAGTTGGAATAATTATGTTGACCGTTAGGCCCTGTGAAGGGAAAGACAATCGTGCTGTGAGTCCCGGCAGGCACTCTAACCTGCGCATACTGGCCGGGAATGAAAGCGGTAGTTGCCGCCGTCCCTGTCGCCGTAATGCTGCCCGTGTTGAGGTAGGCGTGCTGGGAAAAAATGTCCGTCACTCCGGCCAAGCCTGCGGCATGCAGGCGATTGACCGCTGACGTATCCGTCGGCGCGCCCACAGCCAGCGGGATGTTGACGCCGCCGTTGGCGTTAATAGCCCCCGCCGCCGTAAGACCTCCGGCCAGCGTCATATTGCCCGCGGCATCCACTTGCGGGATAGCCTTGAGAACTTTCCTCGTTTCTCGGGTGATTACTTCCTCAACTTGAGCATTCATCGCCTCGTGAGTAACAAAATCTTTTGAATCCA